CCAAAATTCTTGCTAAAGTTTGCATCAATAATGTCTTTCCCGTTCCGCTGTTTCCAATCAACATAATGTTAGATTTTTGTATTTCCAAGGAAAGATTATTAATTCTTTTATAATGGTTGTAAATCTCGACTGAAAGAGCTTTTTTGGCATTTTCTTGTCCAATAACGCTTTCGTCTAACAACGCTTTAATATCTTTTGGTAATAGTTTTGGTTGAACAAATTCTGGAATTATTTCTTCTTTAGCTTGAGCAAACATAGCGTTAACCTCAGAAGTACATATATTGCAGATGAAGAGTTCAGAATTTATCTGAATCATTTTTGGAACATCTAATTTAGTTTTGTTACAACATAAACATACACATTTTGTCATCTTAAATCCTTATAGTTTAAAAGCAAGTTGTATTATATATCAAATTTATTATTTGTCAAGTTTTAATTTGTATAAATACTAATAGCAACAAAGTTAAGTTACCAGATATTTTCCATTTCCGCAACGGATGGTTCGAGAAATTCTTCTTCATCTTCTCCAGAGGATATTTTTGAATATAGATCCATAAAAGATAATTTTGTATCTTCTTCAAATCTACATACACATAATTCAACAGCCTTCTTTTTATCATTAAATATAATAAAAGATTTAGCAATATGCATTAATCTTCTTGTAGAAATAAAGTCATCGACCGCACCCTGTTCATATGATAATCGAATAACATTTGCCCATTTAATCAAAGTATCAATAAATTCTTCATCATCTAATACTTTAGATAGAATTTTCTTTTCTGTTTTAATATCTGGATATTTTTGTTCTACCGTAATACCAAACCTTTCTAAAAAAGCTGTATCTAAAATTTGTGCCAAATATTTAGGATCTTCACCAAATCCTTTAGTATTTGCGGTTGCAATAATATTAAACCCCTCTTTAGGATGAACAATTTCACCAGTCTTTTTTACATAAAAAGGACTACCCTCAAGAATTGATAATATTGATAATAGTTTTGATGTACCTCGATCCAGCTCATCTAATAACATAATCGAACCAGTTCTCATTGCTGTAAGAATAGGACCATCTTTAAATTTAATATTACCATCCTCTAAAGTTTGGCTACCAATTAAATCTGTTTCATCAGTATCTATAGAGATATTTATTCTGATTAAACTCCTATTTAAATTAGCACATACTTGCTCAACCATCTTAGTTTTACCTGAACCATGACTACCCGTAATTAACAATGGATAAAAGGTATTAGATTTTACTATTTTAGTTAGATCTTTATAAAAACCAAATGGAATATAATTTGGATCAATTTCTGGGATATCGTTTTGTTGTAATTTAATGGTATTCTCCAAATCCAATGAAATAATTTTGTTGTGAATAGTACTTTTAAAAGTTGTGTCTGGCATCATATTTAGTTCAGGTTTCATTATATAATTTTCTTATCAAGTTAATGTGGAGTTAGTATAACAGATATTTAAATAGAGTCAAGCTTTTATTTATATAAATACTAATAGCAACAAAAATGCCAATCACGATACCGCAAATATCTATTGGCTCTAAACATTTCTACTATTAAACGAACTAATAATGTCCAGTAAAAATATATCCAATTATCGAGTGCCAACATTGCAAATTCGAATCTACTAGTATCCTTAATATGAATAGATGGCACAATGATAATTGTAAATATAAAACTAAATAAATTTATTCGCTATATAATACCATTAAGGCATCTAGTATTATATCATCTATTGGTGAATGTTTAGTCAATTTATTTCTATCGAATGTTGGGTATTGTTTTAAATCTATATCACAATACCCTTTATTTGAGATTGTTGCTTGTGTGCATATAAATGTTCTGGTACACCTATATGCCCAATATGGCATTAATAAAGACTCATTAGATGCTCGACATAAAGAATCCATAACCACAGAGTCTAAATTACCTCTAGTCCAAATTAAATCTTTTTCTGGGTAAACATTGAATGATTTAATAAAATTTCGTAGATATGTAATGCCTTGAGTAACCGAAACATCTTCTTTAGATGGATAATATGATAATTTTTTAATATTATCGCATTGAGTAGTCCACCAAGCAATAGTACTTTTATCAGTAGTTCTTTTATATTGCTCTACTTGCTCCTTAACTTTAAATTTAACAAATAATGTATCATCCCGTAAGGATTCAATTGTGTGGTTAGGTTTATTAACATCAACATATAATATTGCTGCTGATAGTATTACAGATTCTGACGAAATACCTAGAGTTTCAATATCAAAAAAATACATGTATCTTCTCCTACGCTATTAATGAAATAAATTCTTTAAGAAAAACTCTATTAATTTTCTTATTTATTGCTATTTTGGTAAACTGTTTTGCAATTGCTTTTACAGAAGATTTTTCAGTTACTTCAAAATCTTCAATTTTTAGTTCTAAAGCACTATTTCTTAATATAAAACTCCTATCAAACATTATATTGGTGGAACTAACATACTTATGTTTTTTAAGATATAGTTTACCAGATTCATATTCATCATGGGAATTAAAATAACATTTTATAGCATCTTTTTTTATTTCTTTATCTGTTACTATACGAAAACCAATTACATTATCTGATATTTGATCCCGTAACATTTTAAATAATCCTCTTGTTATTGCTATAGGATCTATATATATATCTGCCAATGATGTAATTTTAGTCTCTAAATTTCTCAATACTACAAGAGTTTTTGCTCCAAACGCATAATTATGTAATGATTGTTGAAATTTATTACCCTTCCTAACTGCAGAATATTTAGAATAATTAGATTCCCCATCAGTTAAAAATATAGTATGTGCAAACTGTATTTTATTGTGTGATTTAAATTTTGGAATAATATCCATTGCTAAAATAATAGCATCATTTAGCGGAGTGTCGCCTAAACTAAATTTCACTGGTATATAGGTTCTTTGATCAATAGTAGGAATAGTATTAGAGTTAAGTTGAGAACCATCAAAACATAATAATATATTTGCCATTTGTTTAAATTCTTGATTGCTCATAGAAGAACTAAAAAAATTTAACAAAGTACATTCATATTTTGAAAAATTAATACCTTCTGGATAGTTAAATTCTGGTCTAGCATTTCCATATTGATATCTTGATGTAAAGCCATAAACCTCATATGGAATATTTAACTTTCTACAGAATAATAGTACATTTAATAGTTGTTTAATTGTATCAGATAGATTATATCTCATAGACTGAGACCAATCTAAAAATAATACAATCCCATGAGATTTTCCATTTTGTATATTAGTAGTAGTTCTAAAAATATCATCTGTTATTTTGTATGCAAATAATCGTTTTTCATTTAATATTCCAGTTTTAGATACTTTTACTTTCTGATACCTGTCAGCATTTTGTTTTAAATTAAATTCATTAACTAAATATTGAATAACATTAAGATTTTCTTTTAAAAATTTATTATATTGGATCAGATTTGTTTGTAATGGGGGATTATTATAATTAGCATATATTTCTTCAATAATTTGTTTAGGTTTAATAATAAATTCTTTAGAATCTGGGACGTTTACATTTATATATTTTTTTTCTTTACCACTATCAGATAATATTGTTTCAAATTTACGATTAAATACTATTTGAGATTCTATTATTAATTCATCAATATCATTAATTTCACCATCATTAGGATCACCTAAATGATTAGCATACATACCATCTAAATCTTCTATGTCATCCAAATCTTCTATGTCATCTAAATCGAGGTCTATATTATCAAAATCTCCATCCAAATTAACTGAATATTTACTTTCATTTAATTCTTTAACATAAGATTCTAATTCTTTAGATATTTCAATAACATCTTCAAAGGTGTTTGTTAAATTTATTTTATCAAGAAAATATTGTTCGGTTTCGGTAAAATTTATGTTTAAATCTGCACCAACTTTAAAATATATATTAAGTCTATCTAAAAATCCTCGGTCATTAATATCCGCAGAATATTCATCACCAAAAAAGTTAAGAAAATATAATTCTTTATATCCACTACCGAATATTTTATTCAATCCTGAATATTTTGTTTTAATTTTTCTCTCAATTCTGGCATCTTCAACGATGTTTAAAATACCTTTATTAACAGTCTTTATATTTTCTAACCAAGCATCCGTTGGAGAATGTAAAAAATGACTAACTTCATGAGCTAAGAATACATCCAATACATTAACCGATAAATCTTCTTTAAGATTAGGAAGATATAATGTACGAGTTTCTAAATCACAACTAGCTGTAGTTTGGTTTCTATATTCAACATTGATATTCTCTGTTGCCAATAATTTAGCTAATAAAGTTTTTGCTTTTGTGTGTACTAATGCCATAATTTAAATCCTAAGTTTTATAATATGGCATTAGTATAAATGATAATAGCTTATTAGTCAAGCTATTATTTGAGATTAAATTGAAAGTTTATTTTTTCTGAAATTTGCGAGAACCATTTGGTATATATTTTCTCGATTTTTAATTTCTCCAGGTTTAGAGAAATGTTTGATGATATTGTCCACGATGGTATTAATTGGTAGTGTTGGATCTACCCAGAAGTTGGAATTATTATAATTTAGTAACATTATTTCTCCAAAAGTTTTAATTGTGTTAATAATCTATTATGTTCTGGTATTAATTTATCAAGTAATATTGTTGATATCTCTAATAATGACTCCTTATTTTTGTTATCAGGAAGTTTTTTATTTAAAGCTTTTAAATAAGTATATTGTGCTAATAATATAGGATCTATTTTATCAGGAAATCGTTTCATTTACAGACCAATTTTCCTATTCGTTTGTTATAAGAGGCAACCCAATCCACCATAGCTTCTCTTCCTTCCTTCAAAGTTATCTTTTTGGAACAAATAAGTTTTTTTATTTTAACTTCCAAACGATCTTTATTTTTTGCTGATGGACAAGAATTCCAACTCTGCAACCATAAATTATTATTATCTAATAAAGCACCGCCGCTGGACAAAGGAATTTTATGATCCAATTCAAATAGTTTATCATCAGATTTTGGAATACCATACAATTCTAATTGTTTATATTTAATTTTGTTGGTAGCACTAGCAGTTGGACGTACAGTACTTGTCCAATTAGGAACACAAATATTTTGAGAGATATTTTCTTGAGTAACATTTGGATTAATTGCCCCAATTGCTTCTTTTGGTATAGTTTGAGCTATACTAGTAGATATTGAAAATAGAAATATGATTAAAAATTTATACATTATGATATTCCTTTTTGTTTAGACACTAATATTTATATTATCTAATCCCAATACATCTTTGATGAATAGTTCACTATTTCCATTTTTACTTTTAATGTTGAGTTTATAATTATAGTTTTTGAATAATCATATTTATTATTATGAACTAAATTAGACTTTTCAATAAAATTTTCTGTGGTATAGACCTTTCTTGTCATATGAACAAATCCTTTTAGTATAGAATCCTAGTATTGAGTTATGTGGCAGATCCTTACTAAAGGGATTTTCGGACTCGATTTCCTAGCCACATAAGTATTTATATAATTCTGGTTTTACAATAATTCATCCAACGAATTTGCTATATCTTTATCTATTCTAGTTTGAGAGTAAATTGGTAAAAATAAAGATTTTAAATTCGAACCTTTACTGGAAATTACTTCATTATATTTCACTTCTATAATTTTTCCAACATATTGTTCTGGATTATCTCGTTCACCTTTTAAATGTTTAAATCCAGAACCAACATTAACTCTTAGTAATCCATCTGATGTTTCACAAATTAAACTCCCCAACATATTTTCAAATTGAGTTCTTTCTGCACCAAATTCAAACCCAACACAAATTAGATCTGCGGTAGATTCATTTTTCAATTTTAAATAATCATTTGATCGTTTAGATGACCAAATAGCATCCGAATTTTTTAGAATACAACCCTCTAAACCAATATCAAGATTTTTCTGATATTGCTCTAATACTTCTTCTTTGTTATTTACATATTTGCTATCAACTACTTTGATATTTTCTACACCTTCGAACATAAATTCTAAAGATTCAAACCTAACATCATATCTAATAGCACTAGATTCTTGAATGAAATCCTCATATGGAATATAATCCCAACATACAAATAATAAATTATCGGATTCTTCTTCTGAGATTGTCCCTTTAATAGCTTTATTTACAAAACCATTACCTAATTTTCGATTTGCTATAATACCTTTTGGTGCATATAGCAATTCACCATCTACTATAAATCTGGATTTATTAACCAAAGTAATATTAGAAAAACTTTTTGGTATTGAAATAAGATTCCCATTTCTTGTTGTAATAGAAATACAATTACCATTATCAAATTCTAAGTTAAGGCGACTACCATCCATTTTTGTTTGCAATATAGCAGGATATTTTATTTTAGATTCAGTTTTAACATTAAATTTGTTGCATAATAAAATTGGATAATCTGGGACTAATTTTTTCCAAACTTTATTAATAATAGAAGTTCCTGTTCCACATTTTAAATCTCGTTCTAATATTCTATAAATAACTTCTTGATCAGAAATAGATGAAGAATTTAGTAATTCTTGAACAAATTCTATTGCTGCATTACCTGTCTTAGCTCTCGATGCTATAACCCCAACTAATTCAACTAAAGTTTCTGATAGAGGTTTATTTCCTGTTGATGTAGATTCTGGACGCTTTTTAATAAAAAATCTAATTTGAGGATCATATGTTAAATGACATACTTCCTTTAGAGTTTGGTTATCTGCATGAGATAATAAAATAGTAGTTTTTTCATTAGATGATTTTGTTGAATTTAAATCATTTAAAATTTGTAGTATAGGCATAATATATTTGTCCAATCAATTTAAGATGTAATTATTATAACATATTCTTGGTTTCTGTCAAGCTTTTTCACAATTAGGATAGTTACAATACAAATTATGTAAAGTACATGATCCATTAATTTTGTTTTCACATACTTTCATAGTGTTTCTAGCATTTTTTATTAAAATATAAGCATCGACTTTTTTAATAAATTCCTGACACCCAACTTGAAAATTAATTTCATCAGTAGAACACATTGGGTCTAAACAATAATTTGCTATAAATTTAGCTTGTTTTAATAATTCTATTTCTGAGTCTGCCACAAATAAACCTCTAGTAAGTGTTTTGGTAAATTATCTGTATCTAGTCCAGTTATATTATTACGATATATCAAAAACGATTCAAAGTCAAAGTTTTTGTATCTACATAATAACCAAGCTTTTCTAATGTAATAACAGATCACCAAAAACGCTATAAATAGAATAATCAATAACCCCAACAATACATATTCTTCAGGCTGCATTAATTTTCCAGATATTCAATATCATATCCACGATTTTCATAACATCTTATCCAATCAACCAAATCTTCAATATGTTCTTCTCCAACATGAACCTCTTTATAATAATCAATTGGTCCTTGTTGAAAATAGTCACCATCAAAATAAACTGGAATTTGTTCAATTCCAGTTTCAGATAAAATCCAATTTGTATATTCTAATGCTGGATTTTCACTATTAAGAATAGTATTGAGAATTCCTCTTGGAACATCCCAACTTGCAAAATACTCAAATTGGGTTTCATATGCACTAGTTTTTATAATCTGTATTTGTTTAGTTGCTACGATTTCTAAGCCCATTTAAGCCCCTCTAGGATGCAATCCTGATTTTCTAATGTATTGGTGTGGTTCGGTGTCTAAAATGCCATCAGCAACGATTTTATCAACCATAGCATACAATATCGACCGTACTTTCTCTTTAGATTGATATTCGTTATCAATATGTATTGTTTTAGCATCTTCATCCATGCGAATAAATAGTTGACCAAATCCCAATTGTTCTAATTCCCAATTTAAATGTATATTACAGGAAAATAGATCCGGTATTACAATTTCAGGGATTTTAGTAATCATGATGATGGTGTCCAAAACCATGATGACCAAAAGGTTGATAATATGGTGTTGTGTATCCAAATCTTGATGGATATGGATTATAGTTGTAAGTATAATCAACTACTGGTCTAGTATAATATGGTTGATAACCATAATTATAGGGTGTTACCGCACATCCTGATAAAAACAAAAATGCTATAAAAATATATTTCATTAAAAATCCTCTGTAATATCTCTAGGATTTTGTATCCAAGAATCAATTTCATCTAATAGTGGATATAAAAAATACCCAACCATAGCATAAATATAATAATGTGTAGCACCAAAATATTTTTCTACTATAGTAAATACCAATGTCCATAATGCTACAAATACAAACAATTTACAAAATAATAGCCTTGCTTTTTGCCAACCCATTTTACCACCTTATTTGCTGAGAACTACGTTTAACAAAAGAAAACCCTTTTTTATATAACAACCAACTACCTCTAGTGAAATCTAACCTTTTAACAAAAGATCTATTAGATTTCATGTATCTATTAACCAACCAAGTATATTTTGGTTCTTTACTTCTAGGATATAAATTTCTATAGAATAATTCCGTATAAGCCATATTAATTAAAAGCCTTTACGATTTCTAATGCTGAAGTTAATGCTAATAATATTAAACAATAACTAGTTATTGTCCTATATCGATCATTTCTCCTTTCTAACTTTTCTAAGACTTCTATTGCTCTAGTTATTATTTGTTCTTTTGCTAGTATATCAGATTTTAAATATTCAGCATCTTTATATGTAACCCAATAACCATCTTTAACTTCTATAAATGGAACGATTCCTAATTTACAATTATATCTTTTCATTTAATTTTCCGTATAAAATTTCGCTAAGGTTTTAGCTAAACTAGGTCTATTTAAAATATCTAGTTCTGGATGAATTTCAAATTGAACTAATGTATTTAATAAATTATATACCATATCGCCATTAGATAATGGAAATACTTTTTCAAAATTGTCTATAATATTTCCTGTTTCCCAATCAGACGAATATTTAAATGCTTGCATAGAAATAACTTCATATACAGTATCAAAATCTGTCAAATTTTCTAATTCTGTTAGTGTTTCAATTTTTAACATTTAAGTATTCTCGGCTTATACCATACATTGTTGCATAGCTTCTAAACCTCTGGTAAAGAATCTATCATCACGATCATTTATCCATTCTATAAAATCTTCGCTAGACCATTCACCTTGTCTGACTCGAACATAAACATCATCAACTGTTACTTCATCATTCATCATAATTTCCTATTTGTTAAAGTATGAGATATTATATCATATTTTAATATTGTGTCAAGCTCTTTGTTAGATTATTTAATAACTCTTTATGCAAAAATCATTAAATAATCTTCCTTAGAAGATTTTGAGTTCTTAACATTCCTATTATAAAGTTTCTTTGATAACTCCACTTTAGGTTTGTTATACAAATAGCAGTTTTTCGCTACTAAATTATTTATTACTTTCTTTTTCATATTAGTTCCTCATTTAAATTGATAATTCTACCATATTTTTTGTTTTTAATACACTCTTTAATTTTGATTTTAGCACCTTTTCTATATTTAGAAGTTATACAATTTCCTAGAGTTCTCTTTGATCCATATGCTAACATGTTAGTTCCTTATATTCAATAAAAAATTCTTGTTTTGGTTCTATAGTAAAAACTTTATGGAGTTCCCAATCTTCTCCAGGAATGTCTATAGCAGCTTGTCTTGCTACTTCATTTAAATCTTCTGTTCCAATAGCATTAGAATCAACATTAAATCTCCTAACTGTATTTCCTCTAAAATTAGGATTAAGAGAGTTTAACACCATTTGACGTTTAGATATACCTTTTGTTCTATATTCCATAAAAATAATCATTAGTCATTCTCCTACATATATTTAACAAATTCTGCATTTCTAAGTCTAAAAATATAACTATGGAATGCAGAATGTCTAGTTTTAAATCTATATACCGGAAACCAACACATAGGTGGTCTAGTATGATGTAACCTGATACCTCTAGTTACTCTTTTACATCTTAATAATATCATTTACTAATCCATATATAGAAAAGAAATGTCCTGTATATTAGGATCTTGATTATACGTCAAGGTCATAATATCAACAATACAATCCGCAGTTGAATACCCATATTTCTTATACTTTATTAGACGGTTCACTGTACTACTAGGGAATTGAAGAATATTTATTCTCAAATATAGTTTTTTTAGATCTCTTAAGTATTTATCATGTAGGTAGATAAATTCACCATCGAATCCTGCACAAGTCACAGTAAAATCAAAAGTATTAATACAATCCTCACACGATAAATAAAATCTGGATAATATTAATTGTACCTTAACCTTATCTTTCATGAGTGTTATCAACGATCCTACTGGACACACAAAAACTACATTGTATCCCAAGTCTATTATTTTCTCTTTAGTTTCTCCTGCTACAATTGCATTTCGAAAAAAGAAATCATAATCATTTGGTGGTTTATTATCTTTAATGCTTCTGATAGCACCACCAGCTAACCAAACATCATTATTACATAGAGTCAATAAATCCTTTTCCAAATATCTAAATCTGGATTTTTTTAGTTTGTTATATGAAAATTTAAGCATGAGTAATCGCATAAGTTAAAATTGCGCCAATAGACAAAACGGATAGCACAGTAATAGTAGTTGAAATACGTCCTCTAACATTCTGAAGTTTAACTATTGTATCCAGATATAAATCTTTATATGTATCATTACTTTCTTGGAGTGATTCTCTCCAACGTTTCTCAAAACGCAAATTAATTTCTAGTTGTTTAATCAAAAAATCTTGTTTATCAATAATATCTTCAACTTCTGGAATTTCACACCAGTTTCCTTGATTATTCATTTCTAAAAATCCTATAAAACTATGATGATATCTTGTTATTGTATTTTTCATTGATGAGTTTCTCTCATAAAGTATTTTTATATTCTACTAATTCTTCTAAAGCTTTCTTCTTTGCCAAAAACTCTAAAAGATCTGTTATACAAGATAAAGTCATATAATCTACAGGACCATACCATTCATCGCAATAAGAACCTAGAGTACTAATGAATCCTTTTATATCATCTGTATCAATTGTTATTTTCATTATAAAATCTCATAGTTATTGTTATCATCATCAAAGTCAGATGGATTTCCGATTCCACTAAATTTACCTTCTATTCGCTTGAATATACATTTCTCATTGTCAGGGTCTTCATATAAACCTCGATAAACACACACATAATCTGCTAACATAGCACCAATATCATGAAATACACAAACTTCCAATTCTGGGTCTAAGGTTAGTAATAATTCAATTAATTCTTTATTTTTCATTATAAAACTCTCCTATTCCAGTTTTCCATTGCATGTTTTTTAGTTACACCAAATACTGTAGCACTACATTCACAACATACTACTTGCCACAATGTCATATGACTATTTGATGGGTATACAGTATCCAATGGATCATTTTTTGTTATATCATAACCACAGAATGGACAATTTAATAGGTCGCTATATTTCATCAAAATCTCAAATCTGTAAATATATACACGTATAACAACACACCAGCTAATGCTAATTCTACACCAATTAACACATCAAGCCAATATATTTTTGTTTCACCTCTACGCAATGCATCTTCTCTAGTCATGTTTAATTCCAAAATGATATAATACCGTATCTGAATGTATTTTGTCAAATGTATCATCTTCTAATTTATGAGATAACTCTATCAATTTAAGAGTTTCTATAATAACCGCTTTAGTATAATCTTCAATATACTCATAATCAATATAATTGTAATTATTGCCAACTGTAACAAAGTGATCTGAAAGCTGTTCTATATTAGTATTCATCTTCTATAATCCTTATTTAATTCAGATATACTATAGATGATATTATAAATTGTTTCTGGATATATTGATAAAGATCTTAAATATTTATAATACTCTAATGCTACTTCTTCATTATCAAATGCATTTACTTCGTGGATACCACCAGATGTCATATCTGTGACTGTTACAATATAAATTTCATTCATGTTTAATTCCAAAATAGTCTAACACTAAATCTGAGTGTGCGGTAGGAAATGTAGAATTATCCTTAAGCCAAGTAATTTGTGCTTGTTTAAGTGTTTCTTTAATAAGTTTCTCTGCAAAATAACCTAATGCAGTTTCTACGCAAGTCCCATATTGGGTTTCATTAACACCACCATCAAGACAAAATCCTGATTGTTTTGCTAAAATTACTAATTTTTCATTCAAGGCAATACCCTATAATTATTACATAATGCTTCACCAATACTATACCACTTTAATGAGTATAACATTTCACGATCATCACCCATCTGTATATGATTACCTTCATCATCAATAAACCATACATTATTCTTAGCAAATTCATCATCAAAAAAATTTAAAATTAATGGGTTTGTAGTATATGCAGATCTACTAGGATTAACTTCAAGATTAAATATTTTAGTAATTATACGATCAACAGCTTCTTGGTAGTTATAGTTATGATTTTCTAATATACAATTAAACCACCGATCAATCTCATATTGATTATGCCAATGTGGATTTCTTCCAAAATATATTCTAACTGGTAACATATTATCCCCTATTAATTAAATCAAGACTTATTGTACATCATTATGTCTTTTGTGTAAAGCTCTTTCTTTAATTAAATAATCGAAATTCACCGTCAACTGATTACTACTAACCCATATGGCTAATCTAGCAAATGTTTCCGCTATTAAGCCAAAGGGGAACCCTAAAATAAATCTTATATCACTTTTGCTATCTTTCATATTAATCAACATCAATTATTCTTGGAACATATTTATCAAATTTTTGATACTTTTTTATTGCCTCTCTAGCTTCCTGTTCAGTTTCATACCATGTATGTCTTTCTAAAACTGACCAAACATTATTTGAGTCAAGATATTCAATACTAAATACCTCATTAGTACTAAAAAACATAGATGTAACAATTCTGTATTTTCTATCTTTCATAATAAATCCGCAGGAATTTCTGGACAATAATGATGTTCATACCATTCTTTACCATCATACTCTCTTCTATCAGCCCAAGAATCATCTGTAAACCATAATAAACCGAACAATTCTTGTGAACCATATCCAGAATCATACTCAAAATCCAATGAATCTAAAAATTTTTGTACTTCATTATCAGAATACCCAACTTTTAACGAAAAATCTATTGCTTTATCTATATAATATCTATCGTATGAAATAGATGCACATTTCAAGATAAGATCTCGGTCATTTAAAAATTCTATCAATTCTTCTTTAGCATTAGCCATAATTTACACCGAAAATATTTGGGTAAAAAACCATTCTTTTGACTTCTTTGAAACCACTTTCAAAACTTCAGGAATATCTAAATTATTTCCTAAAATCTGATCAACTTCCTCTTTTATAACATCATTAGCAATCCACTTAATAAAAGAACCAGTGTTTTTTTGATCAAGTTCCAAATGATTCAAGCGCAAATGTTCAAGACCTTGTTGAAGTCTATTTTCTGTTAAAATAACATCTACTAAGTCAGCAATGCTGTTTACTCGTTCAATATCAACTGGAGCTAGTGTTTTAACCTTAGAAACTGAGTGCTTCAACCCCTTGGATTTATATCGTAAAGTACCATACTTTTCTGAATCGTGTTTAAATACTAAACCTTCTCCTACACCATTTTCAATACCAAAATATTTAGCACATGGACATTCATTTTCTACTGCTAGAGTAAGTTCAATGATTTTGTTTTGGCTCTGTTCTGGTTGACTAAAATCAATGTCAATAGACCATTCACCAAAAGTAAAGATATTGTATAAATTAATCTCTGGATTATTTGTAATAATATCTTTTAATAATTGATCAGATACCCAAACATTAGCGGAATCATCTTGATTTTTGGATATTAACTTAATACCAAATACTACAAACATTTTTGGTAAACCATTAATACCAACACCCTTTTGAATACTTGATCCACACCATTCTCCGTAAATTACAGCATCAGTAAATTGATCATAATTTCCGAGATTGTGATATAATAGCGCACGTATATTAATTAAAATAGATTCATATTCTTTTTTATGAAAATGGACATAAGCCGCAAATCCAGCATTATCTTTACCAACTTCAATAATACTCTCTTTAGATTGGCACCAATAATCTGTTGGTTGTTTTAAATTGAAACCAATACTGGCACAAGTTCCATGCAATTTTACAGTTCCAGTAAAAGTTAATACCGGAGCTTTCAGAGTTCTATCAAAAATCGCTACACCATCATCATCTAATCCAATGAATTGTGATTGATCACATACTTGTTTAATAACATTTCTATATTGGCCTATAGATGGCATTTTACTTAGTTGCATAATCTAATTCCTTAAATGTTATAGTATTTTTAGTATTTGGACTATTGGTTTTCATTTGTATTTGCCAAGGTATAAAATCAGCCTTTGGTAATTTAAAAGAGCCTCTATAAGATTGAACACAATTAACCATAGAATCCTCTTTTACTATATTTTCAAAAAAATAAAGAACTCTAAGTTTTAATTCCATAGAAATATCTTTTTGTAATTTTATTGTAATTCTTGTTGGTGTTATTGTTAATTTAAAAGATGTATTACCTTTATCAAACAGTTCTCTGAGTTTCATTTTAAATATCCTCTAATTCAATTTCCATTTCTGCTAATAACGACATAGAAAACCCTTCAGCTTGAGCTATCAAAGCATGTTTTTCCATACGATCTAATAAATCATCATCAAAAGATTCATAAAACCACTTCTTCATAGCAGCTAAAGCTTGACCTTTAGTTATTAATTCGTTCTCACCATTCATTTTACAAATCTCTTCACATTTAATGACATTGTATCAATACATTCAGCAACTTGAATATCTTTCATTCTAGCCCCGTCCACCCTTTCCATCAATGCTGATTCGCAAGCTGCTTCAGTTTGATAATGAACGGTTTCCATTTGACCAGAAAAGGTCATAATCAATAATAAATAAATCATAATTAAAATCCTAAAGTTGTTTCAGTGATATTAGTATAACATAATAGAAAATTAGGTCAAGCTCTTTTCAAAAATAAAATCTGGAATTTCTCTATTTTTCCAACTATGTAAATGTTGTTTAGATCCTCTATAATAATTTCTATATGATTGTATAGAATCATTTTCTACAATGAATTCTGGTGGCATAGCTGGTGTTGGTTCTGTGAATATTCCTGGTCTTATATTAAATGGCGCATATTCCAATTTTTTCATTAATCCAGAAAATTCTACTTTATGTATTTTTCCATATCGATAAGAATATTCTTTACACAATTCAACCAACAATGAATGTAACCAGATATAATTATCATACGATTTTCTAACCCAAATAGCACTTGGGTGATTCACATGAGAAACTTTATATAAATGATCCTCATATGAATTATTAAGTCTCCATCGTTTAATATTTCTTCCAGATGAATTATCAATATATTCTACACCATCAAGTACTCGGTGTGCAGTAGACAGTAATTGTGCTGTTTCCAAAATCATTTTTACAACATGGCAATCTACGTGTAATCTTGCACATTCAGTTGCATTATTCGACAAATAAAATATATTCATAAATTTCTCCTAAATAAAAACCGATTAAAGAACCATTCCCTAATCGGTTTCAGTGAAGCTAGTATAGCAGTTTAGAATATTAAGTCAAGCTCTTTATCCAAAATCCATAATAAATCCATAAGATTCAAATTTAGGATGTTTAAATATTGCATATTTTTCACCATATCGTATAACCATAATTGGACAATCATATGCGGTGTTTCCTTTATAAAAAATATGTTCTGCATAGACATTAAATCCATAGTCTTTAATGTTTGTAATATATGTTGTATTACCCTGACCTCTTCTAGTATTTAAAGCAATTTTATTTTTAAGTTTATTTTTTTGAAAATGATAAAACTGTCCTAATAAATCTACTTTTGTTATATATGGTAAAACTTTTAATCGATTAACTCTAATAAGTTCACCAGTTTTTGTGAATTTACAATAATTACCAAAACCAAATTTCCACTTATATCTATCATTACCCTCAAACTTATCCATAGTAAAGTATGGGAAATCACATAAAATCTCTACAATTGCATCTTTGAGTTCATCTTCATCATATCTAAAATCTGATATATCAAGCAGAATCTTAGTTATTTCCAAACATAATCTAGACATATCAGAAAAACCGCTACTTTTAAATTGAAGATAAAATACATTTAAATTATCTTCTGTGGTATCAAGACTTATCTCTTGATACCCAACATAATCTTTCCAATCCATATTAAATCCTAGAAGTGATTTCTCTGATTTCAGCTAATGTAGTTGTTTTAATCAACACACCATCTTTAAATACAGTTTCCAAACAACCCCTTTGTTCTGCCTTAGTATCAACCATATCCTCTAAATGATAGCCATTAACGTCTTGTGTTACCATCAATAAACCCTTAGCAGATTTCTTAGTACCATTATCAGTTTTAGGATCTTTAAAGATAGGCGTTTGAACTCCATTAATAACTGCGTTAGTAGATTTCATCGCAAACCCGTGTGTATCTCGTGTTAAAGCCATGTTTTAATCCTCATTAAAATATTTAATTATATTATTTGATATATCTAAATCAAATAATTCTGTTGACCATTCTTTTTGTATTCTATGTTGTGCATTTTCCTTTAATATCTTCTGTTCTAAAAGATATGCATTGTGTAAAGTATACTCTTTTTTAAATAACAATTCAACCTTTTCTTTGGACTTATTGGATAAAGAACTAATTCTTCGTTTTAAATTTGTACTAATTCCAATCTTATATACATCACCAATTTTAACCTAATCCACCCTGATAAGATGCAGATCCTACACCAAGAACGATATTAGAAGAAGCAAACCCTTTCTTAGCCAATCGTTTAAAAATGCGTTCGGCTCTATCTAAAGTGATGCTATCGCCATAAATTGCACCAATATGAGAATCCAATTCTTTGAAACCAGCAGTATTAATAGTCCCACCAAAAGTATCCCACAAAGATTCAACTAAACCTTTTTGTTCTGGTAGAATTTCAATTTCCTCAAACGAAATTAATTCACTATCACCAATATAATAATATTTTTTATCGTGTCTATTCCACCAAATTTCAATTTTAGCTTCATAATAAGAATCTTTCCATTTAAATATACCAGAATGTTCATCAACACCACCTTCTCCATGTGGAGTGCTGCACCTAATTTCATCTTCTAATGAATCAGCAGCCCATCTTTTAGCATAATCAAAATCATCAGTATCCAAAATTTCAATATCAAGACCGCAAATAATATCTACTGGATCACCAGAATCTGGTCTGATTACAACCTTACCATTCCTAGACATAATAGTATCTTTAAGTCTAGGTAAGAAATTAGATACAACATTCCAAAAATCCCAAGTATCAGAAACTATAGATAAAATCCCTTCTGGATAAATATCAGTCATCAATCTTATATAAGTTTCATATTCATTTTCTTTACTACCAGAACATTGGACGCTATGTTCTGTTGCATTTACAGATACCCCAACCAATTCTTTATCTGAATTTGCACCATAATATTCTTCTGCTAAATCAATAGCAGGAACACAATCAGTTCCATAAGAGCCAGCAGCTAATGCAGCAAAACCAGAAATTGCAGCTGCATGTCTACCAGCCATTCCTCTCATTGAAAAATCGTGGAATTGGAATGGTACAAAATCAATAGCAGCACCAGTCAATTCAGCATATTCAATTCCAATTTTCCTATAAGCAGCATATGTAGTTGCTGATGTAATTGGTTGCCATAATTCACATGATAGAACTGTTTCTAACATATTTGTTACCCAGAAAAAATCTGGATGTGTATTCTTAATAGTTAAAACGGGAACTCCGTATGGTACGAAAGAGCCTTCGGGTAATGCTTTGATGATAATAGGCAAATATCCTAATCTGTGTAATGCTCTGACATGATCAACATTAACATCGTATCCAAGAATATTAGATACTCGTCTTTTGTATTTTGCTACAACCTTTTCAATAGGTCTGTTGAAAAATGTGTTGTTCCAATCTTCAATAAGATAATCCATGATGAAATATTGTAGACCAACAAACACAATACCTTTGCTATTTGGAACATTAGAATAGTTTCCAGATCTAGCAGTAAAATTTGAATAAATCTCAGTGGTTCCTTCTGGATATTGATCTTTGTGGCCTATTTTATAAGCATCTTTCATATTTATAGCGTTCATATTGTAAACCTTCTTCAATTTGTTGTTTTGATGTGTATATTATACTATGTTTTTAGATTAAATCAAGCTTTATTTAAATATTCTGCTACATCAATTAAATTTCTAAAACATTTACCGCCATTGCTTTCTATTAATCGGCCAGTTTGAATTAATGATTTTATTTGATGTGAGGTGAAATGTTGATCATCAATATAACAAAATATTGTTTTGAGTGGTCTTTTATTGCTATCATCAACAGCTTCAGCAATAGAATATACACCAGTCATATCAGATGTTATCACATATAAACAATAATCACAAATTTCTCTTTCCAGAAGTTCTCTTTCTTGACATTCAGGATTCCAATCTGATACTACAGGATTAAAATAATCAATATTCAATAGTGGGATTAGGAATTCTCTCCATGTTGAATTTCCACAAGTTCCCCCAAGGAAGGCTTTTTTCATGTCTTTACCCCGCATTAAAACTTGATAGTATGATTCTTGGTGTATCTATAGAAGGATCTGCAATACCAATCAATTCTACAACAACATCATCTGGAGATCTACACCAACTACGACTACAATAAGTACCACCCCAATTATCTATACCATCTGGATGTGTCATTCTAGCATTATCTTCGTTTAATGCAGCTACAATACAACTATCAAAAGTATCATAACCACGCTCTTCATATTGACTCAATAAATATAAATTCATAATAATCCTAAATTAAAACATTTTTGTTAAATTCTTCTGCTAAATCTATTTTATTTAATACAGAATTCATAATACAATAGGCTTCAGATAAACTAGATCTATCATCAAATAGAATATTATAATATGGCTTTCTAGTAGCCATAATAGGATTCTCGTTTACATATGTTGGTTTATATCCACGTTCAACACAATAGTTAACTGCTGCATCAAGTTTGTCACCTTCATTACCAGTAAACAAAATCAATGTAAATTTTCTATCATAAAGTTCTCTTAATAAACTTTCCATTTTAGAAAAATAATCACCTTTGTTATGAAAATCAAATACGGTATCATCGAAATCAAATGCTACAAACAAATTACCATGTTGTTTATAATCATTGAATAATCTATCTATACATTCTTGATTATTAAAATATCTATCTTGCATTATCCGAACTCCACAACAGTTACCGAACCATTAATTAATTTAGAAAAATCATCGATCATATCTAAAATTCTTCTTTCGTTTCCACCAGCTAAACCACATCCAATTTTTGGAAACCCAAATCTGCTATCTGGGTATTCTTCTGCTAAACTATTTAAAATATTTTGAAAAGAAGCATATTCAAATAAATCTACATGTTTTGATGCATTACAACCATATTGAGTATAAGCATTGATGATAACAAAACTATTAACTTTTGTAGTTTTCGAAAATCCTATAGATTTTGTATAGGTTCCTAATTTAGTTTTATCACCACGTATAGTAGATTTATCTGCATAATCAGCTTGTGGATACCTATTTGCTATCTCTAGTGCTATACCAGCACCAAAATTGTTAAACGCATTACAACCATGCACGATTACATCAAATTTACCTTGTTCTGCTAAATCTAATAAATTACCTTTTATTGTATTCATAAGAAAAACTCATGAACAACTACTGATGCATTACCAGATTGGTCAAACGAATCTGTAGTGTAAATATCATCTATACCACCATCCAAAATACAATCAATACCAAAATCAAAGATACCATGTGTAATATACAAAAATATTTTTTCTACACCTTTACTTTTTAATACTTTTGCCAATTCGATGAAAGTTTTTCCGCCCGAACAAATATCGTCTACAATTAAGCACTTAGACCCAACCAAATTAACACCTTCATCATACAATCTGGTAGCTACAATAGAACCTGATTTATCTCTAACCTTAGTTGCTTGAATAACATTAATATCATTAATCTTTGTCCATTCTTCAGATTTTTTACTAGCACCCAAATCTGGAGAAACAATAAAATCCACAGTACCATAATCTTTTTTAATTCTTGAATGAACTCTATTTGCAAAAGTTTCTTGTGGGATTTCTTCTACATTATTTAACAATGCTAATGATACCATAGAATGGGCATCAGATACAATAACCTTACTATAATTCTGAGAATTGATAATATCAGTAAATACTTTTAGAGAAAAAGAATCTCCAGCAACACAGGCTCTATCTTGTCTAGCATATGGGATGTATGGCATTACTAATTCAATAACATTACCAAAATTTCTTCTTAATGCATCAGTCAATACCAATAACTTCATCAATTCATCAGAAGAATCTAATCTTGCTTTAATCTGAATAGGGTAATTGACATCAATAGAATTAGATATTATATTATTTAATCCCAAATTTACATGTACTTCGCCGCCAGAGAAAGTATGAAAAGTGACTACCTTTTCTGTTTGGTTTATAAAATTATTTGGTTGGTATTTAATTTTAAGCATAATGGTAGTATCCTATAATCGAGTTTAAATAATCCTTGATTTCTTTATAATCTGAAAATTCTTTATCTGTTAAGTAAATGTCTCTAGTAATATAGTCTAGCATAGATAATAAACAAATAGCAAGCGTTTTCATGTAATTATATGATCCTTTATCATTTTATTCTTGCGAACATTAGTTTTTGCTATAATTTCTACCGCATTAGCAATACGAGATAAATTACTAGATTCAATATCATTTAATTTATCAACATATTGAGTATTCTGAATTTGTAAACTATCATTTAACCGTACCATAGGTTCAATTGATGCTTTTATTACTGATACTGTAGATTCATATTCTGACAATTTAAATAATAAATCCTCAATATAACTGGAAACAGAATTAAATTCTAAGTCGTCTGTAATATTATTTAATAGTATATCTATAATCTCTTTTCTCATAATCTTCTCTAAATAATAAATCCTAACTGATGTGGCTATTATACCAGTTAGGATTTAATTGTCAAGTTCTTTTATCGTCTTCTTGCTGAAGAAATAGTAGATCTGGCAGCACTAAAATTAGTAGCTGGTCGTTGATATGTTCTAGGTGCTTCGTATGTCTTATTTACATAGGTCTTATTAATAACTGTTTGTGGTGGATTATATCGGCTATTGTTATTGTTCCCACCAGATAAAAGATGACCAGCAACTGCACCTAATGCCATACCTTCAACCAAACTAGATCCACTACCAGACACCTGAGCTGGCGCTGATTGAACGATAATTGGTGCTGGAGCCTGTTGCATAGGTTGTTGATATTGAGCCTGTGGTTGGACTTGTGGAGCCTGTTGATATTGTTCTTGTTGGCGTTGTTGCGCTTGTAGTTGTTCTTGTTGTAATAATTGTTGATTTTGTTGTTTTAATGCAGCAATTTGTTTTTCTTCAGCTGATTGACCACAACCAACCAACATAACTACTACTAATAATGATACTAAATTTTTCATGTTTTAATTCCTATAGATTTTGCGATAGTGAAAGATAAATATAATATTCTGGATTACTTATAGAGGCTATTAATAATGGTATTGAACAAATTAAACAACTTATAACCACTAAAATGGTTGTTATACCCATCAAATAACTAATAATAAGATATGCTCTATTAATATTGATGTTTGGAATCCAATTTGAATATTTTCTAAATCCATAAATAAACAAGATTAATAATCCAACTATTATAAAATATACTATTGGAAAATATGCAGCTTCTGCAATTAATTCTGTATAAAGAGTATCTGAAATTTCAATGGAATCTTGTAGATATGATATGGTTTTCATACAACTTCAGCATAATCCAGAATTGTACCCATAAATAATACATCAGTTGCCCAATTAAGATCTCCAGCCCTAATTGGATGATGAATATGACTAACGGGACGCAATTCTGATGTAGTTCTGTATACTACTAGAGTATCAGGATGAACTGGACATTGACCATCAATTCTCTTTTTAAATTTTAGTTTTTTCATTTTTATTAAGTCCTAGTTTAAGTTTAAGTTTAGTTTCAAGATCAATTTCTTAACCTTGAAACTATTATACTGTTAATATTTAATTAGGTAAAGCTTTATTTATTTAATATTAACAAAAGGTACAGCGGCACCAGGAACCATTGTTGTTGGTAATTCCCCATTCCATTTTTCAATAGCATTCAACTGAATAACTAATGGATTATCGGAAATTGCTTTACCTTTAATACTAATTGCTTGTGCTTCAGCAGTAGCTATCAATAATGTAGATTGTGCATCACCTCTAGCTTCCTCAATTTTTTTATCAGCTTCGGCCTTCGACTGCGAAATTTCTTGCTCCCGTTGTGCGGTCATTTGTGTTGCTGATGCTTTAGCATTAATTGATTGAACAATAGTAGGTGGTAATCTCAAACTACCAATCCAATACACATGTTCAATATTAATACCAATATCAACGCAATTTTTTCTAACAGTATCTTCAACAGTTTTGATCAATTCAGCTTTACCTGTACCATAAACCGACTCAATTGGTCTTGATGATGCAGCATTAATCAAAGCATCCCTTACCATTGAACGAAGTACAGTATTTGTAATCTCGTCTATACCTTTCCGATATTTTTGGAAAATTACAGAAACCTTATTTGGATCTAGTGAATATGTAATTCCAATATCAGTATTAACCTCTAAACCCTCCAATGTACCAAAATTCATACTATCATCTTTTGGACTTCCTTCATTTACATCTTTAGTCCAAACTTGGGTTTGTGTAAACATAGGAAAAATAAATAATTGCTCATTCATACCAATCCAATATCGACCAGTACCCAATTCTTGATTGTCTACACCTTTATCTGAACCAAGTAAATTAACTTTAATACCTCTATATCCACTAGGAACATCAGAACATGCAGTTAAAGCCAATAACACAATACATAATAATAATTTTTTCATTTTTTAAATGTCCATACATAATAATAAAAAGTTAATGGTAATAATTGAATAACCAATAACACACCTAATCCTACAGCGATAGTACTTTCTGCAGAAAATAATAATGGTAGGATAAACCCAACCATAATAAACATTATAATAATATATAATGCAATTTTATAATACATCTTTACGCTCATATAAATTCCTATTTTACTGTAACTCGTTTATCACACTCTGGACATTTTATATCCTCAACCATAATATCCATTCTTTCTATTAGAGTCATCAATTCTTTAAAATCAGCAGAATCTAATTGATAGGATAACTTATCTAATAATAAATCTTCTGCGCCTGTTGTATTTTTAAAAAACATTATAAAATCCTAAATATACCTGCTAATATAAACCTCAACTAAAACATAATCATCACCACTATCCCAAGGATCTAAATTAATAAATTCCAACAAAGCGGCTTCTGCTTCTTCTTTGGTATTAAACCATTCACAACCATTTACTCTTCTTTCATCATAATATGGTCCCAATTGGTACAGGCTCTTTCAATAAACCATCACCTGATAAGTCTTTCCATGTAAATTTTTTAACTAATTCTTTTGTATTCATAATAATTTCCTTACTCAATTAAGACTCCGTAGAGCCGATATGATATTATACCGACTCTAGGATTTAATGCAAGCTTTATTTAATCATGATCATATTCTTCAACTTCAAATCCTTCTTTAGTTGCAATAACTTTAACATGATTGCCAAACATAGCTTCCATAACTGGCTCAAATTCATTGCTAGACATCATTGTAGTTAACAATTCACAAGATTCAATGTCAACTGCGGTACCAGCTAAAATCAATTCACGTACTTCTTTGTAATAATCCTTTCCAACACCATCAAATTCTTCAAGTGTATATTTAATGGATTCCGTAGCCCAGATGGATTCATTTTCACCCTCATATTCCCCATAAGGACTAACATCTTCCAGATCTTCACCTTCAGCATTCGTAAAAGTTACAGCATTAACACCAAAGGTACACTCTTCACCATCGTTGAAAAATGGCGAATATTGCGTCCACACAAAGGCTTTGATGCCAGGATTAATTTCAAAAAATTGTTTAGTGGTTTCGTTGAATAAAGCTTTGGCAGTAACTTGAAACTCAGCTTGGAGTTTCTTTTGTTCTGCAATCAAGGTTTCAAAGGTTTCTTTTAGTTTGTTCATAATATATTTCTCTCAGTTGTTGTTAAAAAATTAATCTACCAAAGGGATAAATCCCACTTTTGCTCTATGATGCTTTGCAGTACCTGACATCCAATCTTGAATTTTCATTAGTTGCAAAAAATCATTCATTGTAGGAATATATCCAAATTCCCTAGTAATATGATTTTTTATTATATCAGATACTAATACTTTTTTATCATCAGTTTCTAAATATAAACCAAATACCTTTTCTGCTATAATGATACCAAAGGCATGATGTAATATTACATTATGTCTATTATCAGGCATAGTTTGGAATGCGCTTTCCATCCAATGATGAATAGGTAATATAGAATCTTCAGACACACCAAAAACTTTGGAATCTATTTCTGCATGTTCTAAAATTGATATATTTTTAATCTTCGGCATATCCAACAATTTAATATTATTTAAATATTTGTCTACCGAAAATATTGCATTTAGGTCTTGTTGAATGTGATCTTCTGCTATATCTCTAGGAGAATACGTTTTACCGTCCGAATTGATTCTAGTAATACCAAACACTTGCTCCACAATAAAACACCCAAATGCCGAGTGTAGAATAGCCCTGTGGCGCACATCAGCCACTGCTTGTTTAGATGAATCAATAAAATTATCAATATCGATATAATCGTCACTATTTCCTTTGTAAGCTTTAGCGTGGATTTTTGAATGTAAATACGCCTTGATAAATTTCTCCTCATAAAGTTTAAATGATGGTGTCATTATACCCCAATTTTGCATTTTGTCAAGTTTTAATTTATATAAATACTAATAGCAACAAAAAAGCTTCTCGCGAGATTGCCGTCCCCAGAAGCACTAAACATTCTAACGTTAATAAGGAATCAACATGTCCAGCATAGATATTTATACAAATCCTGATATTAAATTTTCAGAAAAATTCACAGAATTAGAAAACTCAAAATATTTAAAATGGTATTTTTCTATAATACAAAAGTCCCAATCAATTTTTTATATAACCAAGCTAACATTATAGATAATTCCCGTATACATCTTTAGGTAAACCAAAAGATCCTTTAACACACCTAGATTGAAAAACATCCTCGGTAGATTCTGTACAACCATCTTCTTCTGTCCACACATTTACTATCCTACAACATTCTTTAATAATATCTACGGCAAACTTTTCCCAATCTTCATCTAAGTTACTATCAACACCACCATGTTTACAAGCATGTAACCACCCAGATTTACGAGCAATTTCTAAAATTTTTTCATTCATAACCAATCCTTAAATATCAAAATAATCTCTTAATTCATCAGCGGCAAAAGAATCATCTAAAATATCTTTTAGAAAATCACAACATTTGATAACTAGTAATTGTGCAAATAAATCAGTATCGATAACTTTACTTGTATGTAATCCATCAGGAACATCATAATATTTTGTTGCTGCTGCTTCTAAATCTTTAATATCAATCACTGATCCTCCATCTTTCACCACAATGTAGACACGTACAATTGATCCAATAAGAATCTGCTGAAGGATCATAATTCCCAGTATTAGATTGATATTCCTTTGTATGATTTTTATGTGGACAAACCTTTCTAATAGAATTTAGAGTTTCTGTCATCTTACTAATTTTGTATTCTAATTTTTCTACTCTGCTTTTAATAGCAGGATAATTAGGTTCCCAAGTGCTATTAGATAATGCTCCTTTATAAGTATTACTAGCAACAGTAATCATATCACATGTATATTTGTGGAATAATACATCACCAATAAATACGGGTTTATTTTCCACTAAACCAACTGCAAATGTATAATCGATACTAGGTTTACAAAAATCTACAATATGTTCTATATTCAATTTGCCGCAATATCGAATACAGGTTCTAGGATCAATATTTGTATTTTCACACAATTCTAAAATCCTAAGATATTCTTTATAAAGCTCAATTGTTGTCATCTTCTGTTTCTTCATCAAATTGTGAATTCAATATTTCATAAACATGATCTAGTGCCATACTATAACCTCGATCAAAATCATCTTCGTAAAACATTATATTATCTTCGTGGAGTTTTGTCAAAGAATCTAATTTTTCAGTAAGTTCATTAATCAACAATTCACCAAATCGTTCAGGGAATATTGAATTTTTACAAAAAATACCCTCTTTATATGAACTAGCATTATCTGCCATAGTTCTAATCTTTTTATTGTTAACATATTTCATCGTTTATTTACCTAATATAATGTTTCTACAATGTTTAAACATTTCTTCTTTGTCTACATCGTGAAAAGATTCAATATTACCCAATTGGTTTAATATAATAACTGCCTGTGCTAATTTTTGTTCGGCCTTAAAAGGTAAATCATCATCAATAGCTAATAATGCATCAAGTATTAAATGTATAGATTTATTAATTATAATCTCTTGATTAGGTGGATTTAACTTTTTCATATTACCAACAATTAAATTGTCTAGCCCACATAGATAAACCAACTTTCTTTGGAGTTGTTTCATCATGCCAAATCATATTAACTTTATCAAATAATTCTAAAGTATCTCTATTTCCGTTTAAAAATTGCAGATTATTATCTTTTGCAACTTTAATTTTATGTTTATTTTCAACATAATTGCATAAAGCTTCTTTAACTTCAGATTCAGATAAGGTAATTAATTTTTTAACTCTCATACCAATAAAGTCTCATTTTTCAAATTATTAAATACTTCCAAAAATTCTTTTTTATATTCCTTATCAACATATTTGTTTATAATTTTATTCTGTAAATATTCTAATGTTACTTGTTCAGGTTCCCATTGATCTTCTAACCCATAACATGAACAATGAGACCCATGTACTTCATACAAATTTCCATTTTCAATATCCTTATATAAAACATATGCAGTACCACTATAACATTCATAGGTATAAGATGCAAGTAAAATTTCAATATCAGTATCTTGAACTTCGACTTTATTAGAAAACCACTCAGTTAATACTTGTTGTGTAGTATAATCTTGCCAATCATTTAATAAATATGGTTTCATAATAATGGCAATCCTAAAAATAGACTAAATGCTACTAATGCTATTAATTTTGTTACTGGATAACACACATATGGTTCTTTAGTAGTCTCGGTATATAACGTATACAAAGGAAATACTGGTAAGCTTTTATTTTTTTTCATTTTACTGTTCTCTATTTATTTAAGTTAGGATATTTTAATTTAATATTTATATCATGTCCTCAAGTATAAGTTAAAGCTTTTTTAGCTAAAGAAATTAAATCAATATTAGCAGCATCAGCAGCATTAGCAGCAGCAGCCCTAGCAGCAGACCAAGCAGCAGCAGAATAAGCATCATCATCAGCAGCATCATCAGCAGAATAAGCAGCATCATCATCAGCAGCATCATCAGCAGAATAAGCAGCATCATCATCAGCAGCAGCAGCAGAACGAGCAGCAGCAGCATAAGCAGCATCAGCAGCATAAGCAGCAGCAGAACGAGCAGCATTAGCAGCATCAGACCAAGCAGCATTAGCAGCAGCCCTAGCAGCATAAGCATAATAAGCAGCAGCCCCTCTACTTCTATCAATACCAGATAACCAATTATTGGCCCATAATACAAATTCTGGATCTCGATTAACTTCTAATGCACACAAAATACCAAATGCAATCTTTTGATTCAAGGCGACTTCTGGTAGTTCAATTTCTTCAACCAAAGTTAATTCTTTAGAACCAGATTTCAAACCTTTATCTGATAGTGATTCTCCAGCGGTTTCAACTAAAAATAATCTTGGGTTCTTAATACTACCATGTATTGGATTCAATAGAATTGCTAGTAATGGATGATCATAATAATGAAAAAATTGATCAGAACATAATTCACCACCAGAGGTTTCGATAACTTCTTTTTTACCAAGTTCC